AAAGTGTAAATCTTTTGGCGGCTTTGTAGAAAAATCATCATAACCACCACCGCTAAAGCTCTCTATTTTTTTATCGATAGCCTTATCAACCACGGCACTTATCCACGCAGTACCGCGCAACGCAAAAAAACCACCTATTGCAAGGCTAAAGCGATCCTCTTTCGTAAAAAAAAGCGCAACTTCGTAAAAAACCCAGCAAATAAACATAGAACTTATTGTGCTAATAAATGAATTTATGATTGCTTTGCCACTATATAATGGCTTGTGTGGATCATTTGCAAGGCTTAGTATGCCACCGATAATCCCAACAACGGCAACCCAAAAATAAAAGCCTAGCTGGCTCAATAAGTCATCCATTACTTCCAACTCTCTTTAAAATTTAAATGTAAAAATATACATTATCACAACGGATAAAATTATCTCAAAAACAACCATTTTGTTAAACCAAAACGCTTTAGTCTTTTTTATGATCGCTTCCATTTACACACCCTTATGCTTTTATTGTTTATCTCTTTTTGCTTCATACTTTTTTATATCCTCTAGCTGTCCTATGCACTTCTCATAACCGCTATAAACATCTATTAGTAGCACACCAGCATCGCTTTGATTTGTTACATTTCTATCAACAATGATAGGAGCTTGTAGCAAGTAGTTTGGTATCTTGTCGTACTTATTTACTACTTCCTTGTTTGCGCAACCCATCAAGCACATAAGAAACACTAAGGTTAAGAGCGTTAGACATATCTTTTTTGTCTTCATTCAGTATCCTTTCTTTGACTTTATTTGCTTTAATCTCTATCACTTGCTTTTGTTTGCTAGCTTTTTCTATAACATCGAGCTTAAGAGAGATGAGCCTATCTTGCTCGTTTATCTCATCCTTTAGCTTTAGGTTCATCTCATCGCTAGCCTTTAGGTTAGCTCTTGTAACACTAAGCTCATTATCTAGGCTTTGGTATCTGTAACCAAGAAACAAAGTAGTAAGCAATAAGAAGCCACTAAGATATAAACTAGGATTTAGCATTATTGCCCCCTCGCACTCTCTTAAATGGATTAATCGCCCACACGCTTTTAAGCACTTTCTTATCATCTGCTTCAAGATATGTACTTTTATTCTCTTCGTTCATACCACATATATCCATAAACTTCCAGCCTAGGTATATGCGGCAATACCATTTTGATTTGCCATATCTGATCTCGCGGTAATAACCAAAGCGCTCGCGTCCATCTTTAAGCCTGCAAGTCACTAGGCATTGGGTGCTTTTTGTTCCTTTGTTCTGTGTAGCTAGAGTATCGCCTACGCTTTTAACACTGTTTGCATCTATATCTTCAACCCTGACGCCTAGATACTTCGCGCTAAAGTTTCCTATCCTGTTACGATAGAGCCAACAAAGCCTTGCCCAGTAGGTTCTGTTCTTGCCGTTTGGGAAGTGCTCGTTTTTCCAGCCGTCGTCTCCGTTTATCCCATAGTCGTTCTCATCAAACCACGCCGCCCATTTAGGCAAATTCTCACTTTTCTCATCGCAGGCTAGCAGAGCGATAGGCACTACGATAAAATGCAGTATCTCGACTGGTAGCTCGATAGCTACGTTTTTAAGAATTTGGAGTTTCTGTTTTAGGCTTAGCTTCATCTTTTGCCTCGCTTTGATATTTTGGACTTGCCGGGCAACCGCTCCAAGGGCACTCGCCCTTTTTGTCTAGCTTTGAGCTGCATATCTCGCAGCGTTTAATTTTCTTTTTCATCTTTGTTTTCTCCTTTTTCTAGGGCTTGTTTTTGAGCCAAGAGTTCTTTGTATTCGGCGCGCAAATCCTCTAAAACTGCCGTGTTGCCGATAATTAGAGCATTGCGGATATACTCCTCACACTCTTTGATCTGTGCTTCAAGCTCGGCTAGTTCGTGCGCCTTTTCGTCGATTTCTTGCTCGACTTCCACTCTCACGAGTTTTTGATTTTTTACGTCCACGCTATTTGCGTTTTTGTTTAGACCTTCTCGCCATTCTTCATCCGAAATTTCAATATTAGGCGTTGGGATAGTATCGTGGATTTCGTCATCGTAGTAGCCTAGAAGCCTTTTCGTATTTTTATCATAGTGTGCGTATTTCATTATTTCTCCTTTTAATATCCGATAGCGATATAGCTACCGGAAAAGCAACCCACTGTGCTGCCATGGCTAGCTTTTGTACCGTAATAAAATTTTTCTTTGCTAATTGCGTAAGCAAAAGCGTTATCCACCGCGCTACCTTGCGCATTTGTATTCCCAGCTATTACGGCCAAAACTATATTAGGGAAAGCTATCGGAAAGGCTCTTTCTCCTGCTACTCCTTCCGTAATCGAACCCCATTGAAGTATCAGTCCGTTTGGAAGTTTCGTATAGCCGTTTTGAGCTTTAGAGCATTGAAACTCGCGTTCCATTATTAGTCTATCCCACTTTACGGGAGCTTTGACATGGTTTATATGTAATATAGATACCTCTCCGCCAATTCTCCAAATTACATCTTTCTCAGTGCGGTAGCTTACAACTTCTACAAACGCCCAAGCAGTAGGAGGATTTGAGCCAACTGTCTCTATGTGCCAATATGTCCCATCTGGAATGCTTTGCCAAAAATCCCAAGAGTTATAGTCTCCTGCTGGTAAGAGTTTAACTAGAGTATCTTCTTTTTTGACAAAACTTGAAGCTTCAAGACCATCTAGCTTTTGACTATTTGTTGCTGTGCCATTTAGATTTGCTCTTAGCGTTCCTACTGCGCTTCTATCTTGATTAAATATAACAAGGTTACTACTTCCTTCCGCCTCTAATGTAAAAGCAAAGCGGTTTGGACTATGAAAAGCTACTGCAGGATTTAGGTTGCCTTGACCTCGAGCTTCAAATGAAGCTCCAGCATAGCTAGCACCATCGGTGCTGTTTTTAGTAGTTAAAGCTCGAACTGCGTTTGTAGTTTCAAGTATTCCATCTAAGTTTTGATTTCCTTTTGTTCTTAGAAATGTGGCATTGCTCCATTTTCTTGTGGCAAGTACTACGTTATTATCGACTTTTAAAATGATGCTCTCGTTTGCGTTTGCGATTTGAAGTTTAAAATTTAGCGTTATATCTTTGCTTGATCCCTCATTTAAAAGTGGCTTATAGGTATCTGCTAGCCTTGCCACTGCAAAGAGTGAGCCATCATCGCAGTATATGCCAGCAGTTTTTATATAAAAGCCGCCAACTTCAGGCGGTATGATGGCATCGACGTCTAGGATGTTATTATCATTTTCGTCTATAGTTACGGCGTTTATTGCACCTCTGTATTTTTCATTTGGTATTGATGCCGTCTGCTCGCTTAGCTCTCCATCGTAATCGCTTACTACGATCTCTTTTAGCGCTATCTTCGATCCATCGCTAGCGGTTTTTAGTAGCTTATTTATGCCACTTGCTGTTAAAAGTGTGTATTGCTTCATTTATCCGTCCTTTATCTTGTTAAAACTCTTGTTGCATCGATTGGTATGCTTATGATCTCGTTTATCTGCGTAGTAGCACCAGCCTTAAAGCTTGCTCTTTGGTTTATATTTGATATTACATAAGGATCTACACTTATGCTCTCTCCGCTAAATGTGTAAGAGTAGGCTTTTAAATTTATGCTAGCAGTCGCTTTTATGCTTGCTCCATCATATACGCTGCGCACGTTTTTGTAGGTTTTGATTAATTTATCGGTCTTTGTTACTTGCTCTTTACTTAGTCCTTTACTTGCATCCAAAATAAGTTTAAAATGGTATGGCTCACCGCCGTATTCACTCCACTGCTTTGTACTTGCACCGCTATAATATGCCTTTAATCCAGCTTCTAAGCTCTCACTTGTTCCTTCAAAAAAGTATGTTTTAAGCGGTGCTTTTAGTAGCTCTTTTGTCTCATCTATGCTTAGACTTTTTGGCTCGGTATCAAATTGATGCGCTAAATAAGGGCGATTGAGATCGGTTTGGTCATAGAAAAATCGCTCATCAAAGGCTAAATACTTATCCATTTTTGACGAAAAAACTTCATCAACCCTAAAAAGTACATCGTTATAGGCTCTTAAATCAAGCATGGTTAGCCTTATTTATTTGAAGTGAGTTTAAAATAATGATGCTATCTCGGTCGGCTGTTGGTATTGGTGTTTTTACCTCAACGGATGCAGTATTTTCATCAAAAGCTACTTCAATGAGCTGTGAGATGTGTGGTGTTTCATTAATCTTTAGCGTATTAAAAAACTCTTTTAGCCTAAAATCTGCATTCGCTAAAATTTCATTAAACATGAAATTCTGCTTTGGTGCGATCTCGATAACTAGGTCAAGATTAATTTTATTCGCCTCTTTTATACGCACGTCATCAGTTAGTGGGATTTTGTCCTTTAGTGCCTCTTTGATCTTTTCCTTAGCTATTTGTGGCTCAAATTTTGATAAATATATCACTTGCACCACTCCAGCACTTAACTGATATACGCTTGCTTTGTTTATACCCTCGACACTTAAGACGTGAAAAAGATATGATTTTTCGCTTCCTGCTGTGCTAAAACGATGAAGTGCCAGTAAAAATCGCTCTCTTAACTCCTCGTCGCTCTCTCTTGCCTTAAAACCACTAAAAGGCTCTTTTATGTTTATTTCGGTTACATAGATGTTTGGTATTTCAAGCGTTGTAGTCTCGTAAGGCTCTTTAAAATAGTCCGCTGCCTCTATCTCAACTATTGCTGTATCACTTATATATGTATCTTTTAGCAGATAGGCGAAATGCCCTTTGGTGTCTGTAAATTTAGTACCTTTACTTAGAAATGTTGAGCTATTTACTTTTATCTCAACCTTTGCGATTGGCTTTATCTCTTCATTTCTTTTTATACCTATTAACTTTACAAGCTCATCTAGATACTCACCTTGGCTAAAAAATAAGTAATTTTGAGAAATTTTAACATTTGTACGCTCTATAAAGTTATTAAGTTTAAATAAAAATATATCTATAAGCGTCATATAATCATCGCCGATAAGTGGGGTATAGTTTAGTTT